ATGTCCTCTGTGATCTCTAGCCCATCGTCCTGAATGCCCTGTGGGGCGACATGAGGCTCATAGCGCACCCATGCCACACCACGGCCACCGAGGAACCGATCCTCGACGCAATGCTTCATCGTGTCGCGGAAGTCAGGGTAATGCTCAATCTCAAAGTCCAAAGAACGCTCAATCAGGTTTGACGCAACGCGGGATACCGGATCGTTGTCGCCAAAGCGGCGCGATACGTCAGCCTTGGGCAGCTTGGCGTAAACGGCAGGGATAAGGGTCTGGACGTTCGACCAGAGAATGTTGAACTTTGCCGTCTCATTGCCTGACTGTCCACGGGTATCGTCGCGGTAACGCTTGAGGATCTTCTTTACACGCGCTTGCCACTTTGCAAACTCGTTGTCGTAGCCACCGACTACGCTTAGATACTTCTCAAGACCCGTGCTGCGGATTGGTTCCATTATTCATTCTCCAGACTTTGAGGAACACGATACATTGATTCACTAATCGTGAAATCCTTGTTTCGTCCTTTGTTTTCCACAAAGCCAAATCTCTTGTAGAAGTTTTTTAGGCGCGTTACAGAAGTAGCCCCAAAGTCCGTTGAAGGAGAAAGCGTAATTGTTTTTCCACCAGCGTCAGCAGAATCAATTATTTCTTGCATTGCTTTGGAACCGAGTCCTTGCTTTCTTTTTTCTGGGTCAACCACTAGACGCGCCAAATTAAGCGTGTCTTTTCGGTTTTTGACTGGATAAAGATCAACTTGAACATCATTGATGCCAGTCAACAAGCCACCAGCGGCGGTTCTGTCAGACATACTAGTAATGAATGGCCGCCCCTCCAGATCAGCTATTGATATTTCCGGGGGCAATGACATTTGCCTAGATTCAACTTGCGGAACAAGCGACTGCAATTTTTCTTGTTCTTTCACGCGAAGGTCAAATCGAGGGTCAAATTTATTGATCCTTGTCTGACCAATTTCTTCCAGACCTTTTGCTAATTGCTTGGCTTTCGAAACTTTTGCAAAACCACCCAGAACGGGAACCATTCCGGCAGCCGACAAACCCATGCCAAGCGGATCTTTTTCACGATATGAGCGAACAAAATCTCTACCAGCTTGCATTTGCCCAACTACAGGAACAAAACCAGCGCCAATGTCGGCGGCAGTTTCTTGCATGGTTTGATCTTTTGGCGTATCTAAACTTGTAAGCCTAGTAAACGCCTGACGCATGGCATCTTTGTCAATCAAATGCTGAAGGGCAAGGGCAATGCTATTTGGTTGACTTGGATCAGCCATGTTTAGTCCTTGTTCCTTTTGCTAATCGCGTGCGCCTTATGGATTGCATCAGCTTTACTTGATGCTCCCCAGGCACGCAAAGCCAGAGCCAATCGGGTCGGCTTGCCGTTCTTCTCCATCGGGCCTGCCACATTACCCATTCGCGCTAAAAACGATGCGCGTCGAGGGTTGTCGCCAGCCTTTACCGGAGCCTTGAGAGTGCCACCAGTCTCGCGGTGATAGGACGCACGGCCTTTAGCGTTTAGGCCGCCCTTGGGGTTCTTGCCCTCGCTGCGAGTCCATGCCGCGGTCATGGGTTAAGCCCAGAACACCGTGCAGTCAACCGTACCGCTAATCGTCACAACCAGCGAAGTGTTGAAACGGCCAGGAATCTGATAGAACGTCGCGCCAGCGGGCGTGAAGGTGTTGACCAGCGTAGTCGAACCGTCCGACACCTTGATGGTCGGGGTCGAGGATGCTGACGAGACAAAGATTCCAAACAGGCCGCCGGTTCCGGTAAAGACCGTGGTGGTGGCAGTGATGTTCTTGTAGTTCTGACTGGCTGTGACTGGAATGCTCATATTCTTGACCTCCGGGTCTGACTTTGCTCATGTATCGCCCACATATCGTTCATGGTGACATCATTCTGTGGGCCGACAATGAGTGTCTTTGCTTCCGACGGGCGAGAGGATTGTGGTTCTTCGCGCCACGCAATTGCTAGCATTCTAAACGCATCTGCCGGATGGCTGCACCAGTTATGCACCGGGGTCTGCCGGAATGCCTTTTTATCCTCGTCATACTCGCGCTGATACTGGCGCAAAGCCTCTAGCCCGTCCTCGCATCGTTCTGCGTCGAACCAGCATCGGGGCAGCATACGCCTGACGGCTTGGATGCCGTCCTGAACGCCGAGATCGGGGACGATGGCGAGGTTGCTGATGCCCAGGAACTCTGCCATCTGCTCGATGATGGATTTGCCACCACTAGCCAATGTCTTGGCGCGAGCGTCGTGCGGGAGATAGTGTTTCCCATAGCGGTATGGGCGCGATAGCACCACGTCTGCCAAATCTTTGATTGTCGATCCACTCGCCGCATGGAAGTCCAGAACGTGAATTTCGCCGTGAATGACCTGATAAAACCAGATAGCCGTATCGTCCCTGTAACCCAAATCCCAAGAAGTGTGTACAGGTAGGGACTGATCGTAATCTACTTTTGTGATGCGCCCCTGATCCATCGCCTGACGCATTTCAATGCCATAAATTGCACCGACTATGGCAGCGTCAAAGGAGCATAAATACTCCTGCGCGAACTGATCTTCCGTTAGCTGGGCGCGGGCGGCTTCTAGTTCTGTCGGGGGCAGGAGGCCGGATTTATCGGCCGGGAGCGTCATGCAGAACCATTCCGGGCTTTTCTGGGCGCGATTATAGATTTCCCAAAACTGGTTTTTGCCCTTGGGCGTTCCCATAAACACCATCCAACCTTGCTTGTCAGACAATGCGGGTCGAATTACCAACGGAAATACGGATGGTTTGAAATCGCCGTACTCGTCAGCGACGACCCCATCGAAGCCCATTCCTCGAATGAAATCTGCGTTATCAGCCCCGAATAGCCGAATAACTGCCCCTGTCACCAATGTAATGGTCAATTCCGATTCATTCACCGATTGCGTAACTGGCGCTGCAAAGGTTTTCAAATAGGTCCATGCCACACTTTTAGCCTGGGCGCGGTATGGCGCTATGTAAGCGAATAGGGGGAACTTGGATTTACAGTTTAGTGCTGCCCTTACCAAGTCATTAATGGCGGCAACTGTCTTACCCCCACGGCGATGCACAACCAAACAGGCCCACCTCTGCGTCCGTTTATGGAACGGCATAAATGCCCGTCTAGGGGCATAGTCGAGCAGAATGGCGGTCATTCTGGCTCGCGCCAGCTAACCTCTAGCTTAACCGGCCCTTGATCCTGTCCGGTGACTTCAGTTCGTGCGAGCTTGGGAACGTGATACTCCACAAGGTCTGTAAAGCACCTAAACGCAGCCTCCGGCCCTTTGTCAGCCGCGATCTGGTCTAGCCAGCCCTGTAGACGGTCGGAGTTGTAGTCAACGAACCGCGCAATAGCTTCCCGAGCAAGGGCTGTGGACTTGTTGGGGCTACCTTTTGGTCTAGCCATAGATTCCAGTTGTTTATGATAAAACGGTTACTTCTTACGAACGTGCTTGAGCATCTCGCCCAGCTTCTTGCCTCTATCCGCGGCCACATAGTCTTTACCCACAGACTGGGGTATGCCGAGGCGTTTGGCGGCTTCCGGGTCATGGGCAACCATAGCCATAAGATTATGCTGGGCTTGGGATTTTGAGGGCATCTTTATCCTTTAACACCTTATTGGCTCAAACGACAACTACAAACCACTCTTTGTTGTCACGGTCTAACGGTTTGGCCGAAGGTGCCGAGTGGGCTGGCATTACTTCAAATTTCGTAGCTTGTAAGCAGTGGTATCCAGCAGCTCTGAAATATTGTCCACAAGCTGCTGCAATTCAGAATCTTTCGGCAGGGCTTCGCGGATTTTATCGACGTATTCTCCGAGCGTTTCGATGTATTGCAACGGGGCGGAACGCACGATATGGAAGCCATTAGGGTAAGACTCAATAACGTCGTAACGGCCTTGGAAAGCCTCTGCGAAGGCGTCTACCAGGTCGACAATGTCCTCGTAGTACTTCTGGAGCGTCTTATGCTCCGAATAGCTCTTTGATTGGAGGTGCAGAAAGTGAGCGTTGGTACCGGAATGAAATAGGGTGGCAACAAAATTAGCCGCCGCTTTCTGGTATGTGTCGGACTTTTTGCTCATTCGTACACCTCAATCGAAACTAACATTGACCGCTGACAGGTGCAAGGTGTGGGATTGCCCCACCGGGAGGCCGCGTCTGACCACTCAAGTCAGTTAGCAGTTGCGCGGAGATGCCTTATTTATCCGCATTTTTATGCTTCAGCTTCCTGCAACACGCTGCGGGCGCACCCCGCCAGATCTTGCGAATCAACATCCTACCACCGAGAGTGCTTGCTCTGCGCTCTCCACTACCACTAGTGGGCCACCCTTCCAGTCAGCGTGCCATTCGACCTGATCCGGCGTTAACTTTCGGGCCGATAGCGGTTTATTGCCGTCTTTAACTTCAAGCAAGAAGGTCTGCCCGTTTCGCCCCACAAGCAGATCCGGGACGCCACAACCCGTGGCCGCAAGGCTTTGAACCGTCGCACCCGCTTTACGGAGTGCCTGGACGATTTCGGTCTGGTTGGCATCAATTTTCGCTGATCGGCGCATCCTCAACCTTTGGGCGGCGCGGCAGCTTGATGAGCTTTAGTGCATTGGCCTTCAGATAAATAGAAGCGCGAGAACGGCCCAGTTCAGCAGCCAAATCAACAATTCCAGTTGTGAGGTATTTAGCTTTAAGCGTTTCAACATCTGCATCAGTCCAAATAGCCATAAATCCTCCTGTATACATATACAGGTTTATCACAGTTTATGGATAAAAGAAATAGCTGCTAGATGGTGAATTTCGGACGGATTGAGCCTAGGTCAACTCGTCCGAATAGCTGCCAGACGGAGCCATTCCGGTGCCAGCTTCATTCACGGTTTCCCGTGGCAGTTTTCGCGCTCCCTGGCTTACGCTGCGCGTCCGGTGAGCCTGCGGCCCCAAGTACCGGAATACGATTCTGACGCTTGCGTTGTGTCCCCGCCCATCAGAAAAGCCCCACTAGAAACCTGCAACCTGGGCGTGGGGGTTGGCTGTCCCCTAGGAGCTACCTAGGGTTAGCAGGTTGGCGCAATCTTATGATGCCGAAACTAGCTTTGCAACCTGATTAAGGCGATCCGCAGGAATCCGGCGCTGTCCAGCGTGCCATGAGGCCACGGTTTGATGGTGGACTCCCAAGCGGTTCGACAGCCACATAAGCGAATTGCCCTGCGATTTCAGCTTTTGACACAGGTTTCGGAACTCGACGGTCGAGGGCAAAAATTCTTCGTGATCCATGTTGACATCCCTAGAGGCTATAACCTATAGTTTGCAACAGTAGTTGAGGACGCGCACAAGCGCAAGAGAGAAAGCGTGGAAAACGACCAAGACTGGCTAGAGGCTACCGAACGTCAGGAATGGGACGAATGGCAGGAAATGCTCAAAGCCGACCCTGCTTATTTGCTCTGGCTGGAATCACTGAACACACAAACCGAGGAATTGCACTGATGCCGATTATGACCCTGACCAAAACCGACTACAGCAAGAATGGCAAGCTGCGGGCGTACTTTGACAATAAGCACGGCTGGAAGGACGCCTACTATTGCGGCCAGAACGCCCAGCTGCCCGAAATTGGGACTGTTATGGACGTCAATACGGTCGCCAAGCAGTTCAAGCGCGACGATGGTTCTGAATCCACCCTGTGGTTCATTCAGGGCTGGGGCAAGGCTGCGTCGGGATCGGCCCCTGTATCGGCTCCTAGCGCCCCTGCGGCGGTCTCTACGGCATCCCCGAGTGGTCTGGCGGTACAGCCTGCCGATAGCCTTCGTTTTGTGAGCAACATGGTCGGGTCGGCCATTGCGTCTGGCGCAATTAAGGCTCCGGCTGATATGGCTTTGTGGGCTGTGCAGGCATACCGCATCGTGCGGGCCATCCAGAACGGTGCGCTGCTTGAGGACAACCGCCGCGCAACACCGGAACCTGTGCCGGCTCCGATTCGTGACGATATGCGGGCCAAGCTCGACGCTCATGCACCGCCTCCGCGTGAATCCGGCGATCCGGGGCCAGTCGATGACCCTTTTGGCGATCCGGTTCCGTTTTAAGGAATTACCATGAGCGACTTCGCAACGGAATCGGGTCACTGGTACAGCAAGTCAGGAGAACCGGCGTACACCATAGTCGGCGCCAATGGAAATCAACGTAATACAACCGTCCGTGATGCTCGTAAGCTGGGGCTTGTCCCCAGCGTTACGACGGTCTGTGGCATGGAGGCCAAGCCGCAACTGACACGCTGGCTCGTCCAGCAAGCCATGCTTGCGGCAATC